CTCGCTCTTCCAATTTGTCGAAGAACATTTTCTTTGCTCTGTCAAGTGCGTAGAAATTGACATACTTCCTTCTATCAAAAGTATCACCAAGAACAAGAACAGTATCAATAGCATTTGCATCAAGAGCAGGAAAGAAAGTATTGTCATAAAATTTTTCAAAGAAGTCTAAGAACGCAATACTATCATTCCTTGCACCAAAGTGCTGGTCAGTAATAATGGCTACCTTCAAATGAAACCTACCTTTCTATTTGTGCTAGATTTTTTGGTATTATCAGACTGTTGATTAAATACTTCTGCAATAGAGTATGTATCTTTCACTTCTGGTAATTTAACTTTCAGTTTCTTTGCAAGAGACTTAGCAGCATCTGCATTAAGAACATCGAATGTAACAATATCAAAGCAACGACCTGGACGGATAAGAGCAGAGTCAATATCACGAATGCTTGGAAGGTTAGTAGAGAAGATCATCTTCTTACCTTTGGTAGTCACAAGACCATCACCAACATTCAAGAAACGATGCATCATTGTATTACCATCGCTACGAGATTTCAAGAATGCATCGCTGTCCTCAAGAACCATAACTTCTGCATCGTCTTCAATAAACTTAGCAAAGAATGCATCTTTCTCAAGAATACCAGCATCATATGTTACGATTGCAGAGCAGTTGCGATGAGCAAGCAGACCACGAATGAATGTAGTCTTGCCAGTTCCTGGAGGTCCAATTAGTAGGAGAATGTTGGCAGAAGATTCCATGTAACGATCGTAGTAATCACCAAGGGATTCGCCATTAAGGAATGGATACATTTCTTCAACAGGCATACGATCACGATTCAATGGAACATTAACAGAACTACCATCAGAACTATAGATCCATTCGATATAAGATGTCACAACATCAAAGTTAGACTCAACAATCTCAATCATGTCTTCTGCAAATTCAACATCACCGAATGCACGAACAGTGGTTGAGTTAGAATTTACATCAAACTTAATAAAGTTATTGGTATCTTCTTCAATAATGAATCCAGTTGAGGAATTGCTTTGAACAAACAAACAATCTTTGTATTGTTCTTCTGCCCACTTAGACCATCTTTGACGATCACAGAGAACAGTTGTTTCTCTTTGTACTGTTGATAGGTTTGCATCAACACGACGCTTCATAATTTCGACTGTGATTAAGTCTTCAAAATCAGAAACACCTAAAAATATTTTTTTATCATCCATAATTTCATTTAAATCAAATTGGTTATCAAACGCATCCCATGTATATTTTCTAAGAAGTCTCTTGCCTCTTTTCCTAGCCGATTTTCTACCACTTCTTCTTAAAGCTGGAAAACTTCTTTCTACTGTTGTTCGTGCTGCCGTCAACTCACGAATCCACTTGTGTATGTCCTGTGTCATTTTCATCATCCAAAAAACTATTCAATGTATTGTCAACTTTGCGTTTTGCTGCTTTTTCTTTTTTACGATCCATCCAAGAATCATCAAAGGTGCTGTTGTTCTGAACAAAATCCATATAGGCATTATGATAGTCTTTATCATCACCTTCTTGAACTTCAAACATCTCAAATGGCATATCTTGAATTAACTTACCTTTAATGTAACTCTGTTTCTTTTCTTTTGCAATTCTTCGCAGAAATGCATACCAGATAATCTGCGTAAAATATGCAAATGGATTATTGGATTTGGTGGGATCGAAGTTATCAATATATTGAAGGCAGTTTTCAATGCCATCAGATATCATTTCATCACGATAGGAATAATTTATAAAGTTGGGTTTATAGGAAAGATGGGTTGCTATCTTTAGAATGCATTCGCCAATGTAGTTACTGACGATTGGCTTGGGTAAACCTTTTTCTTCAGCTTCTAGTTTCTTGGCTCGCATCTCTACTATAGCTGCAAGAAAGTCAGCGTTATTTACATATTGTGCCATACATACTCGTTCCTCATTTAATTCAAGTTATTCATAAGTATACATCAAACATGATAAAAAGACAAATCTTATTTCTGCAAGACTTGTAGATAAAATACATTTGCCTTTTTAATTGACTTGAGGCATAATCACTATGTTAGGGTTGAGGTTGATCGTGACTACTAGTTAATAGTATCGTTACCTTCGATAAAGACTCTGTATCTTTCCTCTTCACTCTCATCCTTTGGAGTTTTTGCTAACTCCTCAAGCATTAAGATTCTTCTCTTTGCTTCTTCCTGATCTACATCATCTTCCCAGAGCAGTTCTTCTTTCTTACCTTTTGAAGATATAAAAGAAACTCGTTCATGCTCTGCAACAATGCGTTGATAGTGAGGAATGAATAGATGGTGCAACTTCTTCACAAACATAATGTCTCGCTTGGCGATTACAAAAGTTCTATCATCTGAAAATTGACAAAGAGGGTGCGCAGTTATATGCTCACGACCTGCTTCTAAAATAGGGATGGTTCTAATACACAATGGGAAATCAAGTAGAACATGTTCATCATCTTCTTCTTTGAGCACAGCCATCACTTGCTCACCTGATGTGAGTTTCATTATAACATAGAACTCGTTGTCATCTAACATAGATCCACCTCTATTATTTTAACTTTAAATTCTTCTTCAGCATAGATTTTATATCTATCAGCTGCATGATTTAGAGTATGGTTTTTCCAAGACTTCCAATGTAAATCATCGGCAAGATCAAACAGATTACATTTAGTCTTACCATCTTTCAATCTCAATCCACGACCAATACTTTGCAAGTTACGGATCTTGCTCTTTGATGGTGATGCAAAAATGACATTCTCGAGAGACGGTATGTTGATGCCAGTGGAGAATGTACCAAAACTAGCAATAATAATAGCGTCGCTTTCACCTTCTGTAATGTGCCGAATTGCTTCACGATCTGTTGTATCTGTTCCTCCGTAAACAAAGAACACTTTGCGATTTTCATGCACCTTATCCTTTATTAATTCATATAAAACCTTTCCATGTTTTTCAACAAACTGGAAAAGCACTAAGGTATTACCCTCAGATTTTACTGCAAGATTACGAATAAATTTATTTCGTTTTTCATTGCTAACAAGAAAGTCCATCTCTTCTTGATAAGTTTTATTCTTTTGTGCCTTACGAATTTCTTCGTTGTACTTTAACATCACACACATTATATTTAGGGTAGTCAACCTACCTGAGTCCATCAATGCTTTGGTTGTAGTAACCTTATGCACTGGACCAAACATACCTTCAAGAACTAAACGATGAACCTTTTTGTTATCTAGCGTACCTGTTGTACCAATACGATAACGAATCTTTTCCATCTTTTCCATAACTGTTGTTAGGGATTTTGCTTTGAACTGATGTGCTTCATCTCCAAAGATTACATCGAACTGAGCAAACCAAGATTTAGGTTGTAAGTATACAGACTGCCAAGTTGTAATTAAAACATCTTTGGTGAATTCTTTAGTGAACCCTGCATATAATTTTTGACAAGCACCAGCAACATTGAAACCATTGGCAGAGGAGTAGTCTTCAAAGTCAGTGAACAACTGCTCAACAAGTGAAGTAGTTGGAACTATAATGATACATTTACGATCGTGTGCAATATGCCAACGCATCGTTGTATAAATTATAAATGACTTTCCTGACGCAGTGGGAGATAATAGCAGTGTGCGCTCTTTATCTAGAGCAGTCTTTACTGCTTCAATTTGATAGTCTCGGATTTCGATTGGTTTACCACGACCATGTGGATCGAGTGACTTGGCATAGTCTTCTACAATCTGATGTGTGATATTGTTTTGATGGAATACAGGAGTTACATATTCAATGCCATACCCATTGCGAGTGGCAAACTCTTCAACATATGATACTAGACCAACATAAAGAGTTTTTCTAACTTGATCGTATAGACGAACTTTTCCATCCCAGAGTCTTGCTCTGAATTGTGGTGTGAATCTTGCACCTGGATATTCGTATGTAAAGAAGTCAGCAAGTTCTTGTTCAATAGAACCATCGCTAAAAACTCTAACATAAACTTCGTCTAACTTCTCAATTTTTATCATTACATACCAGCTAAGAATTTCTTCCATTCAACTGCAGTTTTAATCTGCCAGTCTCTGGCTTTGATTTGCCCAAGAACGGATTCAAGAAAATATATCATTGTTTCAAGATAATCAATCTTGACTCTTAATGTATTTAGTTCGGTATCACCTGAGAGGAATTCATCCATCTCATTCTTTAATGGCTTAACACCTTGCCATTGTTCCCACGCAAGATTAGTTAATTCATCACGAGATAGTTCACCACGATATAGGCGAAACTTATTCTTGCGTAACAAGTTGTAATCTGATTGGAGTTTGGTGTGTTTTAGTTTGACATTGACAAGTAGTTTTAAATACTTGGCATGCAACTTGGGAGTAGCTGTGGTTGTTTCACCGAGATAGTTATCATCTATCTGGCAATCTAAATCCCACGCTTCTTGCAATTGTTCAATATTCATAATATCCTCACATTTATATACTGCCATTATACCGCAGTATTACAAAAAAATCAAGTTTGTCTTACAAGAATTTGTAGTATCCGTAGCGGAATGTTGCATTCCCTACTAGGTATTGCACATCTGTATTTGTAGATGCAAACATCAATGAATCAATCGTGATTGGAAACATATCGACAAATTGCACAACTTGTGCAGTTTCATTATTACCATTAAGAATTTGCAGAGTACCATCAGAGTAGTTCTTTGCCAATTCAGAATAATTGAATGCGTCATCTGCACCAAATGTAACATACTGTTCATAATCTTGTGGGAAACCTAAAGCGATAATCCAGTTGTAGATTGCTTTGTAGTTTGCCATATCGGAATCAACTAAGAACTGAACAGTTAGTTGATCATATGTTAATGATTCACCTGGAATTGGTTGCACATTAAATGGGTTGCCAAACTCAGGAGCACCAAGAGTGATACCTGGAATATTTACCGACTGACAAAAGAATGACAGATTAGGTAATTTGGTGATGTTGAACATGAATCCATTAGGTGATAATGGAGTGATGTTATCTGGAAAGGGACAGGTAATAGTTGTAGTAGCCATAACATTATTTATCCAAATAAAAAAGAGGGTTCCCGAAAGAACCCTCTTAAAGTACCGCTTCTATGTCGGCTTTTTAAAAACCGACTAGTCGATTACATTAGGTTAGTAACCTTAACACGACGGTAGTAGTAGTTTTCGTTTGCTGTCAAACCACCAGTACCATCCAATGAAACGAATGGGTTAGCAACTAGACCGTAACGAGTCTTGAAGCCAATTTTTGGCTGGAAGCTGTTAGGATCAACTGCACGAACCATTTGCAATGGAACATATGGGCAATAGAACAAGCCAGCGTCAAAAGCAGATGCGCCTTTGTAGCCAACAACGAAGAACTGAGTAGCTGACACATTGCTTGTGTATGGGTCAACATAAACTTTGTACTTACCGTTTAGAACACCAGCGAAAGTAGTAGAAGTATCATCAACAGTTAGGTCATTCTTACCAGACAAGCCAGAAGAATAATCCAACACACCAGCCATTGCTAGGGCAGAAGCCACATCAGCTGAAGTGATGATAACATTACCACGACCACGACGAGTTTGTTGACCAATAGCATTGGCTTCACGCTCGATTTGGAACATTAGACCTTTGAACTTCTCAACAGACCAACGACCATTTGAGTCAGTATCTAAGTCGAAAGTACCAGCAGTAGTAGTACCAACTTGAGCACCTGCTTTAGCAGTAGTGTACACAGTACGGATAACTTCACGGTTAATTTCAGCAAGGATCTCTGTAGAGAGAATGTTGCTTAGTTCGCCTTCAGCGTCAAGACCATGAACAGACTTCATGTCTTGTGCTAATTCGATAGAGTATTCTGCCTTCAAAGCACGAGTCTTTGCAGTTACAGAAGTCTTTTCGATAGAGAAAGCCATAGCACCGAAAGAACCATCACCAACACCACCTTGACCTAGACGCTCGCCATCAGTAGTTGCTAGACCAGTACCAGTAGTTTCAGAACCACCGAAGTCATAAACACCAGAGTGAGTACCTGTACCAGCGAAGTCTGTATCAGCTTCGTTGAATAGAGCCTCAGTACCACCTTGTGTATACTTGCGGTCTTCATTGCGAAGATCAAGCCAGTTGGTTGAGTCATTGGTTGTACACCGCAAACATCATAAGCGATCATTTGTGGCATTGCACGACGAACCAAGCTGATAATTACTGGATCGAACTTAGCGAAACCGCCAGTGTCACCATAAGAACCAACAGCGTTAGCTGGAGCAGCTTCATTCAACTCGCCCATGGCTTCACGACCACGACGCATTTCGATTTCTTGGTTTTCTAGAAGAACAGCAGTTACTTCTTTACGATAGCTATCACGAATCTTTGGAGCACTTTCGTGCTCAAGAATCGGAGCCCATTTTTTTACTAAATCTTGACGATTAATCATTTGGATTTCCTTATTTGTTTAATTTGTTGAGCTGAGCAGCATAAGCAGACATAGTTGGATCTAATTTCTTAGAAACTCCTTCAGTCAATACTTCTACTGGAGCATCAGTAACTACAGATTTAATTTCTGTAGAACCTTTAGTTGTGAAATAATTTTCACGAATAGTCTTTACTTTGGTTTCAAAACTAGTTTGGTCTTCGTAAGATAGTTCTTCAACAAGAGACATAAACTTTTCAGTTTCTGTATCAGTCAAACCTTCACTTACAGTTTTAACGATTTCAGCACGATTGCTTTCAGCAAGAGTCTTGCTTAGTTCAATGTTAGCTGCAACTTGTTCGTTTAACTTTGCTTCCAATTCATCGATCTTAGATTCCATTTCGCCAAGCACATCGAATTTCTCTTCAGGAATATCAATATAGTGCTCTTCAAATAAATTCTTCAGACCGCCAATGAAACCTTCAAGAATATCTGATTTCATACCACGCTCTAGGGCAATTTCATTTTGTGTCATCCACTGCTCGGCAATATAACCGAGGTATCCATCAACTTGCTCAACAATTCCCTCTGTATTCTTTGCAACAGCTTCCGCTAGTTTGCTTTCGAATTCTTCTTCAATACGAGCAACTTCATTCTTAACACGATTAAGAACTGCTGCTTCAAAAATAGTTTCTGCTTTCTGACGGAATTCCTCAGAAAGTTCTTCACCAGCCATCAATGCATCAACATCTTCTTTAACGCTAGTGCCTGTACGAATGACTGCTTGATCGCCAGCTTCAGCTTTAGCTGTAACTGGATTTGATTTCTTAGATGTACCACCCTCAGCTTCTTTCTCATCATCAACATTGTTGCGAGAATTATCTGGGTTAGGTGTTTCACCACCATTTGGTACATTGTTAGATGCTACACGGATTGGAGACTGATCACCAGCCTGTGCTCCGTCTTTACCTGAATTTGTACCACCTTCTGTGCCTTGTACTTTGAATTCGTCTAATTGCTTAGACTCTGCCAAAATTTCAGCGATTTTTTGTTCGATTGACATCGTTTTCTCCTGTAACTGGATAGTTCTATTAAATTATTTATAATTTATCTGATTTTACTCAGAAACTTTTGGAAAGCAATAATCTTTGCTTCCTCTAGATTTCGTGAAGAAGCCTTGCGAATAGAACGCTGTGCTTCCTCAATATGTTGTTCCACAAACTTTCCATCAACAAAGACCCACTCTTTTGACTCCATAATACCTCTTACGAACGCATCTGGAGCAGACGGATCGGCAACGATGTCAGCTGCAGTGGACAGCATAAAATCGTCTTGAACAATTTGAACACCTTCGTTATTTGTTTGAAGGGATCCAAGTGCTCTGCTAGATACTCCAAGGTTTGCACCACCATCTAAAAGACCTCGTGCAATTTGACCCATTGGGGTTTCTAGAATCTTTGCTTTGCCGATGTAGTTAGTACCTTCTTTGCGTAAACTAACAATCATATGAGATACACGATCCAAATTAATGGAAGGAGTATCTGGATGACCAAGTTCGCCATAAGCACGATTCTTTTCGACAGATTCTTTAATGTAACGACCTACTTCATTATCCATAATTGATTCTGGATACATACGACCATTACGGTTCTTCAGTTCAGATTGAAGAAAAATTCCTTCAATAAAATATTCTTTACCTTTGCCGAGTTTGGACTCAACAATAAGGTTTGTGGTATCTAAAACTTCTCTAATTAGTCTCATGATTAGCTTCCTACCGCTGCTGGGTTATCGTAAGCACCGAATGTAGCATGCTCAACTTTAGTAGACCAGCCAGCAGTTTTACGAAGAACTAAAAGACCAGTAACATCTTTTGCAGCACCATTAGTAATAACGATATCAGAAGTATTATGAAGAGTTAATGGAATACCCCATGCATTTAATTCTGCATAAGGAGCATTCTCAGGCGCACAAGCAATAACAATTGTGCTGTTTCGATTGATAGTAACCTTTGAGGCTAACTCACCAGAGATAGACCATTTAACTATATTGACTGCAGGTGTATCAGCATTTCTTGCTTGAGTAGATGCAGTTAAGTTGGCAATAGTAATAGTGCCAGACTCTGCAGCGGAAGATGCGAAGTGAATCACAGTTTCCTGGTTTGTATTCTTAAGGGTTGTGATAGTCATTGCCATCTTATTGTTCCTCTAATTTTGTAAGCACATGAAAGAAGTTCTCTTTTGACTCTCTCATATACTCAATAATTTCTGTTTGCTTATGTAATAAGTTATTTAGGCGCACTTGGGTACGCTCGTCAATAGTTACAATTGCCTCATCATTAAGAACATAATGCAATTTACCTTCAACCAATCTGTCCAGTTTATTAAGAGAACGAATACCTTGAACAACTGGGTCTACACTAAACATGTGAGAAGAAGCAAGTTTTATATAATTTTCGATTAATGTATCGGTAACTTTGATATCGTGATATTCTTTAATAATATTAGCGACAGTATGTTCTGATAGTTCTTCGTATAAGTCTTTTGATACTTGTTCTTCTAATTGTTGTGAAATGTAATCTTGTTTAATGTATTGTCTTGCTTCTTCTAAGCTCGTAAATTCTGTTTCAATACCATTTATCAAAACCTTTCCTTCTTCAGTTTTTTCGATTAACTGAAGATAGGATCTGATACTTTCAACAACATCAGATCTCTTTAGAGATTTTGTAAATTCGTAGTAACGCATTACTCTTCCGTAGTAGGTTCAGCTTCTGCTGTTTGTGCAAACATACTTTGTGCAACTGATTGACGCATGCCATCTAAACGAGTAGATA